CAGTCTTGGGTCGTTTTTACCTTAGTTTCAGCACTGGCAACAAGTGTGGTTAGATCTTGTGCTAGTTTTTTAAATACATCACCAGTTTCAGTATACCGGCTGAGATTAAGCAGCTCAATTAAGAACTTTTTTCTAGCAGTGTCTGCGCTGGTTAAAAACTCTAGACTACCTGCATGTGACTGGTAAACTACTTGCGTAAAAGTTTTGTGGTCTATGCCAATTATACTTTCAATAGCTTTATAAGTAGTAGTTGCTGTGTGCCCGCTTACGTCTTTGCCATTCTTAAATAGCTTAACAACCTGTTGGCCTTGACGACGGCTTTCTATCTTATACTCATCCGCATCTTTAGTAAATACTAGCTCAATTTGATAGCCAGTATCCTTTACATAGCGATTAAGAATATCTGCCTTTTTAATACCTTTTGAATTATTATTGTATAAGACTTCTTCTAGGATAAGAGCAATAGAACTTTTGCCGTGTCCATTTTTGCCTACTAGTTGTAAGAGCGGGCCTTTTACAAAATTAATTTCATTGTTTTGTGCATAGCTAAAACAATTAGACCATTTTAAGTGCTTTAGAGTTATCATCTAGTAATCTTTTTAATTCTTGTAGGCCACCTATCCATTTACCAGCTACACTAATTTGTGGTACGCTGCGTGCGCCTGGAAATGTAGAAAAGAATAGCTGTTTAGTTTCTACACTATCAATTGTTTTTGAGGAGTATGTGATGCCTAGTTGATCAAGTAGTTTTTTAGCAGTATCACAAGCCGAGCATTGTGGTTGTGTCCAGACTACAACATCACTAAGTGTTAAGTTTTTCTGCATTGTTATAGTACTCCTCTAGTACATCACGAATGGTATCGTCTGGAAGTTCAAGAATGTATAACAGGTATTCTCTGACTTCTTCTGCTAGTGTAAGATCAGGGTCTAAGATAAGCTGTGTTTCTTGCGCTCGTTTTACTACTTTTTTGTCAATAAGGTCACTGTCTGCAAGCTCACTTAGTTCTAGTAGGTTACCCTCAATTTCATAAACCGTATGATGCCAAGTTGTCTGCGGTTTAGGGTCACTAACACTAACTGTTTTCTTTAAAAGTTGTGGCAAGTTAAACTCTAGCCACTCATGTTCCAGATTATCCACGTCGAGTAAGATTGCTCCGGTAGATACTTCACCGCGATGAAAGCTAGTAGTATAAGGGCTGCCAGGATAAAGAATGTTTCTTTGACTATTTTCATAGTTGTGTAGATCACCTGCTAATACAACTTTCCAGCGATTCAGTAAATCTAGGTTGATTTCTGCCTTAACGTGCGGAGGAATGTCTCCACGAACATGTGTGAGTAGTATATCGCCATGAAAGTCTAGGGTACTATAATTGTCTTGAAAATCTCGTAGTTTATTGTAAGGAATAATATCTATTAATCCGCCCAATAATTTACTACTATAGTCATCATATACACTAACTAGTTTGTTTAGCCTGTGTGTAGCTTTTTTAAGATAAGTTAAAAAAGTAGTATCCTTTTTTAACATTTCGTGATTACCGCTGTAAATAATTGTTGGTTTAGTAAAGCTAGCTACTAGGTCAAAGTAAAGCTCTACTTCATCCATTGTGGGTAATCTGTCGAAAACATCACCACCAATAACAATTATATCAGCTCGTTCCTGCATTTTTGCAAACTGTTCAATGAATAGTTGAAACCTGTTCTTTGCCCAGTCAACGGGTACATTTTTTTGACCTAGTTTTATGTGTATATCTGCGGTAAATAATAAGTGCATTTTTATAGTGATAAAATAGCCTGCTAACCTTTTGGGTTTAGCAGGCTTGGATTAGGCTAGGTCTTTAACAGCTTCGCGTTCGCTATCAGTTTGATTTTCTGCTTCTTCTTCAACACCCTTTTGAAGTTTTTCAATAAGTGCTCGGACTTCATCAGCAGCAGGTCGCGGATACTTTTCATCAATAGACTGAGCTTTGTCTGCTAGTGCACGTTCAGTTTCACTAAGACTACGCTTTTTGCAGCGTAAAACTTGTAGTGTATATTCTACATTAAATGCAAGAGGACCGGTCTTAGTGCGCTTAAATACTATGTCCCAACCATCATCATAGTCAGTAGGATCACCTAAATCTTCTGCTGCAGTTAGGATTTGCTCAAACAGTTTTTTCTTTAGATTGAGTACTTTTACTTTACTATCCTTGGGATCAATACAGTTAACAGCATAGCTCCAAGTACATTTAAGATCAGGATAAAATTCAGGAACATGATCTTTTTCTAGATTATCGAACTTTTCTTTATCTCGGCTAAATGCTAGGCATTCAATCGGAATATCTTTGTTATTAGTGCCTTTTACCCAGTAAACATAGCGAGGAAGTACGCCGCCAATTAGACGAACTGAATTTTCACCGTCTTTGTATTCGTATGCTTCTACACTTGATTTTTGTGCTTTGCCTTTGGTTTGTTTAAATGAGAGTGCCATTGTTTTCCTCGTAAATAAATTTTAAAGTGTTGTTTTGTATTATTAAAAGCGGGTTTTGTCTTATAGTGGCTAAATCTAAGTCTGGGTATAAGCTTAAGTCAAGATATTTTTGTTTCAGCATTTTATACCTTAAATAATCTCTGCGTCCTGCTAATCTTATATAGTGTGCCTTAAATGTAGCAATTGTGGTTTTATCTTCAAACAGTGATTTTGCATTAACTAAAAAACTAGAACCGGGTACAACTTCAGGTATAGGTTTATGCTTTTCCCAAGCATTTTTAGGTATAGTTTTGCCTAACCACGCCTTGTGTAGGGCGGCTACTATATACTCTGAGTTGTACTTAGTAGCAGATTCTAATTTTTGCACGTTAAAGAAAAATATCATTTTACTCACTGAAAAGATATTATAGCATGTTGGATATATTTTTGCAAGTGTAAATTTTTACTGCGTTTCAATCTGCCAGCCCTTGCGTAGGTAAAAGCCAAGTCTAGCAGTATTTTGACGTTTATCCGCTCGGCCAGAAAATTGTAGATCTACTACTAGTGGCTGTATTTTGCCAGGATGTTGACGTTGTACTCGGCCAATGACTTGTTCTAGCAAACTATCATTACTAATTGGTACTGCTAAGATAACACAACTAAGTGAGTTGATTGAGATGCCTTCTGAGAAGATTTGACGGCTTCCAGCAATGCACATCTTTTCACGGTTGAGAAGTTGGTCTTTGATTTGTTGACGTTCCTCAAATCCGGTTTCACCAGTAACCAACACACAGCTTTCTCCGACATATTCACTTACCTTTTTAAGAAAATCTACTCTATCTGCAATAATTAAAACTTGATGCCCCTCAGCCATTTCATGTTGAGCAACTCCTGCAATAAATTTTTGATAATTTTCTAGACCACATAGGTGTGTTATTTTATTTACCCATGTAGCTCCTGGTTTAAGCACGATACCAGTATTGACTGCCCTGATTGTTGGAACCAATGTATGACTTTGTGGTGGTTTAACAACATGGGTTCCAAAGTAGTCTTGAAATATTACATGTTTACCGTCTTTTCGTTGCATTGTTCCAGACAAAGCAACGCGAAATCTAGCAAAGAAAGTGTCGATAATTTGTGAAAATGTTGTTGCTGGACAGTGGTGTGCTTCATCTAAGATTATAGTTCCAAATTCGCGACTTAATTGTTCGCAGTGTTTTACAAGAGTCTGAACATTAGCGATAGTAATAGCATGATCTTCCCAGTCCATCAAACCGCCACCAATAATACCTGCTTGCATACCAAATAAGTTTTCGACTTCTTCAGCCCATTGATCTCTAAGGGCAGCAGTATGAGTTACTACTAGTGTTTTTTGGCCCAGTTTTTTAGCTAGATGTAATGCAGTAAATGTTTTGCCCCAGCCTACTAAGGCATTAATAAAGCAAGTATCACTAATTTCGTCATATACTACCAACTGCTCTGGTCTTAGGCGAAATTTAGGGTCAGGAAATGGAGCAGGCACTAGCACACGTTTATCTATTACTTCCCAGTCTTGAGGAATTAAGTCACTTCTACCTTGGGGCATACTTATGATACCTTTGGGCAGTAGCTTGTAGTTCTTAATAGTTTCTATAGATTGAAAATGTTTGCTACCAGTATCTTTTTTAAACTTATAAGTTAGTTCGCTAATAATTTTATTGATATGCTGTTGGCCAGGATCATTTAAGTAAATTCTATTGCTAATGATTGCTTTCATACTATTTAAATAAACTTAAGATTGATCCTATGATTATTGCAAATACTATTATAAATAATAAACTTTGTGCAACTAACATAAGTAAAGTTAAACATCCCGCTAATATTTTTAGAGTAAAACTAATCATAATAGTCTGTGTGTTGTTTTAAACGGATCTAAGTATAGGCCGTATAGAATATAGCCAAGACCCCATTGCAGGACTCCTGCATAGCGTTCACCATTGTTTGGTCTGCGCAGCGATTTAAAACGCTGTGACAGACCCTCAAGCTCAAGCACACATCCTAGTCCGGTAACAGGTAACACTCTAGTAATCTTTTTACATACTAGCTTGGCGCGTGTTATTTTTCTGTACTGAAATACGTATCCATGTGTGTCGATAAACCACGTAGTAGGTTTTGCTAATTTAATTAAATCTGCTAGAAAGTAGATTGCTGTGCGTATAGGAAATAGTTTGGTAGTTTTGCTAGTACGTATTTGTAGCCTGCGCAGGCCTAGAGTAGCTGCTTTGATGTTTTTATCATCTACTACTCGTAGGCCTACTTGTCTATCTTCAGTCTCGGTATCAATGTACTCTTTGCTGTAGAACACTAGTCCACGAGACTCTTGTGGTTTGTGTTCGCCAAGTCTAAATACGGGCCAGACTATTTGCTGAATATTCATAGACTTTCTCAAAGTCACCAAAGCTGTAATCATCACCAATGTCTTGATCTACGCCAATCGGTGAGCCACTAATACTACAACCACGATCACGTTGAGTATTTTTCTTTAAGATTGTGCAATACTGCTCTACCTCTTGCTCCGCAACTAGGGCAACAATAGAGTCATGCACAAGCATAAATATTTTTGCATCAAGTGCTAACTGATTGCATTCTTGCTGTGTTTCAATAGCGCCTAACAAGTTCATATCACTAGCCAAGCTTTGCACTTCGCTGTTAATGCCGCTGCGTACCTCGTGTGCGGCAATGCCTTTGTCACTAGAAAATACATTTTCTAGCCTACGTTTACGACCAAAAAAGCTGTAAGTAAACCCATTAGCTTGAATAAAATCTTTGCGAGAATCTAGCCACTTTTTAAGTTTATTAAACTTGGTAAAGTACGCTGTAATATCTTCTTGAGCTTGTTGAACTGGATAATGGGTACCAGTTGCTTTTGTAACAGTAACCGAAACCTTTTGTGCACCCGAACCATATAAAATCCCGAAAGAGATAGCTTTAGCACTTTGTCGCATTTCAGGATACAGCTTTTTTACCTCTTCAACTGAACATGGCAAATTAAACACCATTTTTGCAATTGTGCTATGAAAATCGCCGCCACTACTAAACACCTGTTGAAGATTTTTGTCTGCACTAAGTACAGCAGCATAATACATCTCGGCAGTAGTCAAGTCTTGAGAGACTATTTTATAACCCAGCGGAGCTCTGATGCATCCTTTAATAATTGGATCGTCTCGTGGTATTTGCTGCGCATTAAATTTTCCACTAGAACTAAGTCGGCCGCTTGTTGTGAAAATAAGATTAAAATTAGTCCTAATTCTACCATCTTTGTCTAGTTCCGGTAAGATTTTATTAATATAGGTATTTTGAATTTTACCTAGTTGTCTAACTTTTAGGATTGCGTCTGGTAGCGGGTGTTCTTCGGCCAGCTTTTCTAACACTTCAGCATCTGTGCTAATAGCGCCGGTACTAGTTTTCTTGCCGGTGGGAGTTAAGCCTACGTAGTCAAACAGCACTTCGCGCAGGTGAAATACTGAATTTGGATTAAATATCTTACCAGTATTTTGCTCAAACTGCCCAATAGCTTCAAATGTAAAAATTTCTGACTTAGCACGTTCAATAGCACCGTCTAGGTATACATTTGCACGTTCCATGCGTTCACGATCAATAGGAATACCTACTTCTTCCATGTTCATCAAGAACACAGTACCAGCAATTAACAAGTTTTTGTATACCCACAAGAACTTATCATTTTTCTGAATAATAGGCCAAAATTTTTGATATAACTCATAAGTCACAGCTGTATCAATTGCAGCGTATTCAGAGATAATATCAAAGGGAATTAGATCGTAAGTAAAGTTTTCTTCTAGGATACCGTGTGATCTACAGTATTCTTTCTTAAAAGTATCCAAGGCCTCATCGTAGTTGCCATAATCGGTGTACTTTAGGGCCAGTTCTTTTAAGCCATGACTATCATTTTCATCTAACACGTAGTGCATAACCATTGTGTCATGTACATGATCTGGTCTAAAATTAATACCAAGATGATAACGAATCATCTTGAAGTCAAACTTTAGATTATGAAATACAATGTCAAATGTATTTGCAATGGTTTGTAACAGCTCAATACAGGCTTCGTCTAAGCAATCGGTAAGAATGTATCGGCCATGTCCTGACTTGTAACTAATACTAAGCCCTAGCACATAACCATCGCGAGGGTAGAGTGCAGTAGTTTCTGTATCTATGCATACTGCGCCTTGTGCATTGGCATAAACTTCTTGCAAGAACGCATAGGCTTCTTGAGTCGAATTAATACCTAAAAAGTCACCTGTTTTAGGTGCTTTCATTTCACCAGCATGAATCTTTAAAATCTTGTCTCTGGCTCGTTCAAAATCTGGCTTGCCTTCTGGCTTAAATGCAAGCATTGCTGGATTTGTGATACACACAAACTTTTCATCAACTAGCTGACCTGCCATGTTAGTTACACTAGTAACTTTGGCATATTCTTTGGCTGCTTCTGCACCTACTAGAATAACTAGATCATAGAGTTCTGGATCAAAATCAAGATCAACGTCTTTTTTGAGTAGTTTTGTAATTGGTTTACTACTCATGTGAAAGTGTTCAAAATCAAACGGAAAATAGTCTGAATATCTGGTACGATTTGGAGCTTTATCAATTAGTGCTACGTTTTTCATTTTTTATATCCAATATAACTTTTTATACTATTTACGTTTTCTTGATCTAGTTCGCCAGGATCTACGCCGTCTGGTAGTGTAATTATTTCTACTAAGAATCCTGAATCTTCTATAAGTGGTTTTATAGTTTTAGCTGCTGTTTCACCAGCTTCGTCACCATCAAACAAGATATAAATCTTAGTAATGCCTTGGGCACGGTATGGTAACAGCTTTAATTTAGTGTCGTTTTGTAGAGTATTTGTGCCAAAGGTGCAAACAACCGGGTGCAACCCTTTATCATATAAATTTAACATATCAAATATACCCTCTACTAAAATTAGGCTAGTAGTATCATAGGGTATAACAGCCGGGAATATTGGAATTTGTACTTTTGCAGGATAATTTATGTACCTGGGATTGCCATTACTCAAGGTATGACGAGCTACAAACACTTTTACTTTTTCAGTAATATCTGAAATAGGAAATACTATGCGATCCTGAAGTTTTTCTACTTGATTTGTGTAAAATGCCCCAAACTTTTTTAAAGTTTTTGCACTAATACCGCGAAACGGTTTTGTCCATGGCGTACTCCCGGTAGGCATACTTAGCCCATCCGTGGTTAGCATTAGATCGCCTAGTTTTTCTTTTAGTTTAGCAATTTTAATTGGTATTGGATTAGTAAATACATTAAAATATTTAAATACATTAGTTTTAAATCCACAACTAAAACAGTGAGCAATTCCAGTTATTCGATCTATTCTAAAACTAGGGTTTGAATCTTCGTGTTCAGGATTAAAACATTTTACTAAGTAATCACGACCACTCAGCTTAAAGTCAATGTTGTTTTTATTTAGCAGATCAAGTACGGGATCGGTCATTTTATGTATTCCAAGGCAAATCTACGTGTACTTCTTCAGTTTTCTTTGTGCCAGCTTTTTTAACTTTTTCTTGTGTTTGTGGTTTATCAATACTTTGTGGACTAATTCTTAGTGTGTCCCAGTCTATGGGGCAAGTAAATTGCATTTCTTTACCGCCACGAATTTTAGTAGTATCAAAACTAATAGCTTCTTTTTCTTTTTCATGCGCTTCCATTACTAGGGCAATATCTGCTGCATCAAGAATACCTTTGGCAAATCTGGCTTCGCCTGAGGCATCAATTTGATAGGGCGATACTAGCACAATCTCGTACTTTCTGGCTAAGTTTTTTAGTTTTTTGGAGATTTCTACTTGTGGTTTCCAGTCATATTGATCGGCACCATCTAATACAATTTGATTTATGTAATCTACTACTACAACTGATAGTTTATCTCCAAACTTAGCCTTCATTTTGCCTATGTGTAGATCAATTGCACTTAAACTTAAATCACGATCATCTACGATAACCATTTGATTATCTTGCTTTAGGGTAAAGTTACGAACTAATGTTTCTTCAAACTTAAATCTGTCTCTATGCCGCATAAATTCAAGCACTAGCTCGTCTGCATCACAAAACATTCCAGCACGAGCTTTTACTACTTTTAGGACTTCTTCATCTGTTAATTTATTTTGTTTTAAGTTTTGATGATTTACACCAGCTAGAATGGCTAAGTTACGCTCTACTACTTCTATAGCTGTCATTTCTATAGAAAAGTATAAAGAACTGTTACCATTCTCGTACTGATTAACAAAAATATTACTACTAGTAATACTCTTACCACTGCCTCGTTTACCGCCAATAAGTACGAGTTCTTGTCTAGCAACACCGCCCAGCACAGCATCAAAAGTATTATTAAGTCCAAGATAAACACGTTCTTTTTCTAAATCTTGAGGATTACGGAATAATAATATATCACTCATTGTGTATACTTTTTCCGATGTATGTGTTTTTTCCTCAATAGTCAGCACAATAGTTGCTAAATTTTCTTTTATTTCGTCGGAGTCGTAAAGCGGTAATTTATCTACAAATTTATCAAGTAATTTTACAGTTTCATTTTGAGTATACTGATCTATAAGAGCATCAAGTGCTACTTCAGCAGAAACATCAGGTACGTCAATTAGTTTAATTGTTGCTAGTGTTTTACTTGCCGGACCTTCTCTAATAGTAAGCTCTAAGTCATCAAATCCTGGTAGTTTACTATACCGTTCATAATATTTATTGATGACACTATACAAAGAGGAGTATGCCGGATCTAAAAACACCAGCTTTAGCTTTGCCCAAATATCTAGGCTCTGCTCTTGAAGCAGCTTGTTTAAGACAACGGCTGATACATCCACATTAACCTACCTTAGATTCATTGTCTACTATAACTTGGTCAATAATTTCTGTAACTTTGTAGAGTATGTGCTCACGCAACTTTTTAATATCGTGTTGATAGCTAGTGCCTTTATCAAAAAGCAAGCTTAATTGTTCGTGAGTCACTAATTGTTGCAGTCCAAAATAGATGTGATCATAGGCCATTGTAGATTCTGGCATAACCTCTACAACAGCCTGTTTTCCATAATTATGTACTGCTTGCTTTACTACTTCTTCAACAGTAAACGATTCTGTATCGTGATATGTAATTGTAACCTTCATTTACAGTTTCCAAAGTAAAAGGCCGGGAGGTTTTTAGTCTCCCGGCCCTGATTAAATACCCCGGAGGATATTAGGCAGCAGCCTTAGCTTCAGCTTTGGCTTTCTTATCAGCGCCTTTGTAGTCGGCAACATTGATGCCACGGCGAGTAAGCAGAGTACGCAGACCACGTTCGGTTTCGTCAACAGCTTTTGCAATTTCTGCAACGGTCATAGTTGCAATACGATCACCAAGGGCTACAACAGGATCAACCTGATCTTTAGCATGGGATTCGCGTTGTGCAGGGATACGAGCAATTTGACCTTTACGAGTCAGGCTGAGAGCTTTGCCACGAACTGAGGCAACACTCTTGCCAAGGGCTTGGGCAATATCTTCGATATATTTGCCACCCTCTGCCATCTTGATAAAGGTAGCTTCTTCACTGTCGCTATAAGTGCGAGCAACTTCAACTTTCTCAGCAGGCTTAACCATGCCAGTCAGCTCAAGTGCAAGAAGTTTACCTTGGATTTGCTTAGCAGTAAATTTAGCACTAGCAAACTGCTCAGCAATTTCTTTGTAAGTATAACGGCCCTCATTGCCTTCAACAAAATCAGCAAGCTGATCAGTTTCATCATCGGTGAAAGCAGTAGTTTTTTCTTTAGCCATTGAAGCAACGTCATGATCCATCTGACGCAGTTTAGCAGCAACGCTACGAGTAGTAAATCCAAGAGTATCAGCAGCTTCTTCAACAGTTGCAGCACTTACAGGACTTTCGTCACCAACAATACGCAGTAGACTAGCAACGGCTTCATCATTCCATTTTTTGGTTTTTTCAGTCATTTATGTGTTCTTTCAAAAAATTTGTTAAATTATCGACAATTTTAATATTTAGTTCTTCAGCACGTTTGCGTTTAGAACTAGTGCGGTTTGTTTCGTCAACTAAGTAGTCTAGGGTTTTAGTTACGGTTTCTGAGATTTTAAATCCTGCTGCTTCTAGTAGACGATATGCTTCTTGTTTTGTTTTAAAACTTTGCAATTTTCCAGTTATACAAACAGTTTTGGTATTAGTATTATCGCTAGTTGTGGGGTTGTCTGATTGAAATGAGAATGGCAGAAACTCTCTCATTTCTGGAAAATCTGTATTTAGCCATGTGATCAGATTTTCTGTTGCTTTTTCACCCAGCCCGGCTTCACGACAGGTTTCCACTGTAATCTCATCAATGTGATGGACTACTTTAGAAATTTTCTGTGAGGCTGTATTGCCGATTAGCGGAATGCTGAAACTTGCTAGTACAGTTGCCAAAGTGGCACCGCGGCTGCGATTAATTTCGTCAATAAGCTTTTCAGCCAGACGCTCGCTACCTAATGCACTAGCAATATCACTTTCTTCTAAATAGTAGAGTTCAGTAATATCTGCCAGTTCCAGTTTTTCTATTGTTTTAGCACCTAACCCCTTGATACCAAGGGTCTTTGAAAAGTGTTCCAACTTTTTGCCTAGTTGTGCACTGCACGCACTATTTTTGCAAAATAATTGATCGTTAGTCCACTCAAGTGGATAGTCACAACAAGGGCAGTTTGTGGGAATTATGATTTTCATAAGGCTTTATTCAACAGAATATAGATATTATACAGGTTTTGATTCGTGTTGGCAAGTCAAAATTTTGTTTGCCCTTGGCATCAAAATTTAGGCTTCAACTTTGTGAAGCACACACGGTATAATCTCACCAGCACGAATAACAGCCACTCGATCGCCAAGCTCTAGGCCTAGTGCTTCAATAAACCCAGGATTATTGAGAGTGGCTCGGCTTACTAGAGCATCGCCAATCATAACAGGCTCTAGAATTGCTACTGGTGTAACCTTACCGGTTTTACCTACTTGCCATTCTACTGCTAGCAGCGTGGTTTCTACGTGATCAGGACGTTGCTTACGAGCATAGGCACCTCGTGGATGTTTGCTGGTATAACCAAAGGCTTCAAATTCTTGGTTACTGTCACAGCGAAATACAACACCGTCTGTGGGATATACTTTGTCCAAGTCTGGTTCTTGGACTGTGGCAAAACCCAGCTGCTTAAGTGCCTGCATATCTTGAGTATAACTTGTGGTAATATAAGGCCACACACCATAAGCAAAGAAACTAATAGCTCGGGTCTTGAAATCATCCAAGTCTTTGAGATTTAGTGCACCTGCTGCATAATTACGGCTATTTTCTACATGGCTTGGGGCCACGATTTCACCAGTAACTTGTAGTGCACCCATGTGTGAGATTTTGTGCGGCACTAGTTGAGTATACAGCAGCTTATCTGTGATAAGTTGACCCTCCACTCCATCACCACGAGTAAGTGCCTGCACTAGTTCGCCCTGGACATAGAGTAGTGAAATAGCTGCACCGTCTAGCTTGGGGCTAATAGTGGCTTCACTATGACTTTCCATTAAGGGGTTAGTCTGACCTTCGCCTTCATAGTACTTTTGCAAGCTAAACATCTGCTTGTAGTGTTTAGCCTTGTTTTCAGCCGGGGCACTACCTACTTCGTTCCAGCCGATAAGATCAGCCAGTGCATCAAACTGTTTGTCTGTGATAATAGGCCAGCCATCATAGTAATGTTTACTAGCCACTTCAAGAAATTGTTTTAGTTTATTCATAATATAAATATTATAACAATTTTAATACGGCGTGTCAAGTAGGATTTTTTGTAATCAAATCATAGTATTTTTCTATGATCTCTTTACCCTCAGCTTCAGCACATATTTCCACTAGGCCATCTAGTAATGCGTATATATTTTCTAGGCTAGCTGGAATACTGATACCTTCGCGACTAGGAATCCAGTCTCCCTCATAGCTTAAAAAGTATTTGCGAAGTTGGATATAGAGTATTTCACGAAACTCATTGACTACTAGTCGTACTTGAAAACCTTTATCTAAGTTTTCTTCAATGGTTCGGTTAAATATGATATTACTGTCCATTAGAATCGTACTCCTAGCGCTTCCAGATGTTTTAGTGATGCTAGTTCACAAGCAGGTTGATATGCATACTGCAACCACTTGTCATTGGTTAACCATATACGATAAACCCATCCCCAGACTGGATGAGCCTGCTCGCCTACAATTTTAGCAGTGGAATCATAACGAGCACTGTAAACTACTTCGCCAATCTCAAATTTATCACGAACAGCGCCGTCTGGAATAAGCTGTGGGCGATTGTAGTCGTGTGAGCTATTGCGACGAGGGATGTGGTTGGTCTCTAAGATACGCTTAATAAAGTCTGTGCCACGATAAGTGCTCCTACTAATAGCTTCTACCGTTTCACCTTGCACATATTCCTTGATAATATATGCAGTCTCGTCTTGCGTAGCAGGCTTACCACGTAGTGCTGCACGGCGTTCGCTATCACGTTGCTGCTTGTCCTTGAACTGTTGCAGAATCCCGTCTAAGCGACTGGTATTGTATGCCATGCCTAAGATATTGCAGGCTTCTTTTTTAGTGATTGGCTTAGTACCCGGCACTTTAGGGTCGAGCAAACCAATAACACGTTGAAGATTAGTATCTGTCATACGTTCTTGTTCGATTTGTGACTTTTTTCGTGCCATGACTATATCCTTCAAGAAAATAAAGGGCAGCCTTAGCTGCCCAGAAATTAACCTTTGATAACACTAAGTAGATAAACAGCCGCTTTGCCGGTAAGTTTATCCAGAATGTCGTTATCAACTGCTGCACCTTTGGCTTCAATTGCACGCTTAAGGTCACTGATTGCAGCTTCTTTAGAGATACGCTTGGTACCTTCTCCAGCAGACTTACCACCTTCTTTAGTGGATTTACTAGCAGGTTCTTTCTTTACATAGACACCAGCCTGAACCAAAACCATGCGAACGCCATTAGGCGAGGCTTCGATTTCGTCTGCAATGTCTTTGATAATTTCGGTACTGGTTTCAGGGGTGGGATCAGCACCTTCATACATTTCAATAACTTTGGCTTTAAGTTCGTCGGTCCATTGAGTAGTCATTTTGTTTCCTTAGTGTAAGTTGTTTTTGTCAGAGCGTAAGTTGCCGGTACGTACAAGTTCATATTCAATAAGTTTATCATAGGCAGCTACAAAACTTGCTGCTAATAGGTAAAGTTTATCTGTTGGTATTAGACTGGGTGGTAGTTGTGCAGGATATGTTTTGTTTTCTTCACAAACTTGATTTGTTATTGCTACTAATTGTGTAGCTATTTTACTAGCTTCTTGTAAGGTTAGTGCGTCCCATATGCGAAATGGTTTTTCATTCATACCCAAGTGGTTTCAGTGATCTTCATTTTCGTTGGAATAAACTGGCGAAAATTGTGTTTAAGATCGTGTTTCTGCATGAGCAGCAGGATTTCTTCGTGTTGGCGATTTTTGACTTGGCGATACTCGTCAATAAAAGCCACAAATTCAGCTTCAGGCAATTGAGTAACATCAATACCACTTAAATTAGCTTGAGGTTCCCCAGTAACCACAACAGCACGATTGCTAGTATCACCGTTTTGCTTAGTATACTGAAATTCTACAAGTTTCATTGTTTGATTTCCTTTGAGATAAAATAATATTATATCAAGGCCAAGCACAAAGTGCAATATTAAATTTTTCTATCTTCTTCTGTGATTGACTTTAGCATACCCAATTTAGCTGCTTCAAAAAAGCTGGGAACAAAAATAATTACAGTTACAATAGGAGCAAATAAGGTATTAATAATTACAAATACAAACGAACTTAAATAAGGCGATCTGGTAATATCATTGTTAATCTCCAACTCACGAGCTTGTTTTACCAGTGGCCAGAATATATAACGCCAACTAACAAGGCCGGTGGCAAATGCTGCAGCTAGGTAGGCAAATAGTAATTCTAGCACTATTACCACCCACAAATAGCTTCTTCACTATTTCCTTGTGCCAGTTCTTCAGCATCTTGTCCGGCTTTGATTTCATCTTGTATTTGTTTAATGCGTGTAAGTGCTTCAATAAGATCATCAATATGTTCTAGCGAAATCGGAATCATGCGATCACAGCCATCATGAATAGCTAGTTCATCCATCCCACCTGCACCAGTACCAAATTCAATGTAGTTGTAATAGTACCTGTCATCAGCACTGCATAAAAACGAACCATCTTCTTCAAACAGTTCATCTTCACGATCATTTAATGCAAAATAAATTTTCATTGTAGTTCTCTTTCTTTAGTGTGTTGGTGGGCCCCCTGGGAGTCGAACCCAGTACCTGTCGATTATGAGTCGAATGCTCTAACCGCCGTGAGCTAGAGGCCCGCAGTTTATATTCGTTGATTCCACAGTTCTAGGGCGGTTTTGTATAGATGTTTATGTTTATGTACTTCTATACCACAATTGTTGCACTGCACCCAAGTATCCTCAGGCAAACCGGGTTTTTCATATTGTGGCACAATAATGTGCGCTACATCATCACTGCCGCAGAAAGGACAGGGCAGTATATGTTCTACTGTATTTTTTAAACAACTATTAGTTATGGTATCAAAAGGCCAAGCCCCAGTTTCTGGACTCTTGGGCCAAGGCCAGCTCGTGTTTTGCATTTGTTATTCTCCGGTTAAGATCGTCAAGACTAAGGGGTGTGTAGTCCGTTAGTTGTTCCATGCTTACATTAATGTATCTGGGATCGGGCTTACCACTTTGATCTAGCACTCGTTTGTAGTGCAGGTGTCCGTGCATATTAAAGCCCCAGCGCTCTAAACTGTCGGGGTGAATAGGTACGTGTGACATTACTATACCGTAACGATGGGTAATCCCGCGCACATCTTCAAAGTATTCAGCATACTGCGAGAGTTTGCACTCATCGTGGTTGCCACGAATTAAAATCTTTTTGCCATACAGTCTATTTAAAATGGTTAAGCCTTCGGCGGTACGAGTCATACATACATCGCCTAGAAAATATACCTTATCAGTAGGCTTGACTACACTGTTGTGTTTGTGGATAATGTGCTCGTGCATGTCGTGTAGGGTATTGAATGATCGGAGTCTGTCACCATTGTCACGAGTAAACTTTATAATGTTGGAGTGACCAAAGTGATGGTCACTACAAAAAAATACGTTGCTGGTTGCCATAATAAAAAATCCTCGATAAGTATATATTATACACTTATCGAGGATTAGTTTCAAGTAAAAATTTTGGTAGTACCTGAGGGTTTCGAACCCCCGGCCCTTTCCGTGTAAAGGAAATGCTCTACCGCTGAGCTAAGGTACTATGGATTGGCTAAGTAAAAAGCTAGTGCAAATCCTAGTGGAGTCATTGAGCGCAATTCTTTTGTACGTTCTGACTTACCGCCTAGTTGCATTAACCACGATTTAGGGTCTGGATTTACGGGGCTTTGTGGTAAATCTCTGTTAAATGTACCCCATAAACCAGTTTTCTTAGTGTAAGGATCACCAAACCAGTGTGGCTGAAAATACCAAGGTAATCCTAATTCTGGCCTTAATTTAGCTAATCTACCTACTGGATTTTCAATAGCCCACCACTTAGGCTCACAATAACTAATAATTTCTAAAGTTTTATCTATGAGTTTTAGACTAGCAGTTGTTCTACCGTCTTTGTCTTTTTGTTGCCAGTATTGTGCACCACTACTGGCAAAATCAGTACAGGGTGGAGCGGCTAAAATACCATGAATTGGTTGTGGTAAGTCACTGGGTGCTAGTTCTAGAATATCTAACCCTAGTTTAATATCTACTTGGTAAACCTCATATTTACCACTTTCACGATAATATTTTGGCCAATTTCCACTATAATCAAAAAGTGATAATATAATTGGTTTCATACTTTGGAGCGGGTAGGGAGATTCGAGCTCCTCACTTCGAGTTTGGAAGACTGGCGTGCTAACCGTTAAACACTATACCCGCTATGTAAGATCTAATAATTCTACTTCCCAAAATCCCCACTCGTCAAATGACCAGCAAAGAAAATACTTGGGTTGAAATTGTTGTAAGTAACCACTATGTGGTGGTATTTTATTTACGTTCATTGGCGCTGTTTAA